CCTCAAAAACCGAAAAAAATAATAGTAAAAGTAAACCGCCGTGAAGATTCTTAAACTAAAAAATTCTATTTTATTCCTTCGCATTGACACTGATAACGATTCTGTAAAATGCGTTTTTATGTTTTTTGTGAGCTGGTGCATTTTTAAATTTGAAGAACAGACTTTTGATTTGAATGTTTTGAATGTTGCTCAGGTCAAAGAATTTTATAAAATAGCTGCTGATGAGTACTCTGCCAAGTATAGAATCGATTGAATTTGAAGACGGGGTATTTAATGAAATTTACCACGAAATAAGCGAAGCATACGATAATGAAGACGTACGCTTCATTTTTATTTATGGCGGTTCTTCTTCTTCAAAATCCTTTTCTAAGGTTCAAAAAACAGTTACTTACATGATGGAGGATTCGGGAAACAATTCTTTGATATTTCGAAAATTCTCTACCGATATTGATAATTCTATTTTTGAAGACTTTAAGCGTATCATTTCCGATTGGGGTTTATCTGATTACTTCAAAATTCAAAAGCATTACATCGAATGCAAACTAACAGGTTCTTTTACCGTGTTCAAAGGTTTGGATGATTCTGAAAAGATTAAAGGACTTTCTGGATTCAAAAAAATCGTAATGGAGGAATTTAACCAATTCGATTTTGCAGACTTCAAACAGGCAAAGAAACGTTTGAGAGGTATGACGGGCCAGCAGATTATCGGTATTTTCAATCCAGTATCTGAACTATCATTTATTAAAACAGAAATATTTGACAATGAAAAATTTACAGATTTACCAACAAAATTGCAGCAAAAACAAATCAATGAAACAGGCGATACTATTGTCTTACGCACATGCTATCTTGACAATATTTGGATTGTTGGCGATGGTAACGGTGGCGGTTTCATTGATAAACACGTTATAGCTGATTTTGAACGTGACAAGCTAAATGATATTAATTACTACAACATTTACGCTTTAGGTCATTGGGGTAAACTTAGAACGGGTGGCGAGTTCTTAAAACAGTTCAAAACTGAAAAGCACGTTGCAAATTACAATTACGATCCTTCATTACCTTTACATGTTGTTTTTGATGAAAACGTATTGCCTTACTTGACTTGTAATATATTTCAAAACCAAAACGGATCACTTAGACAAATTGACGAAATTATGCTTAAGGACCCGCTTAATACTTTGAAAGATACGTGTGAAGAGTTTATAAAAAGATACGGCAGCAACACGCAAGGATTGTTCGTTTATGGCGATGCCACTTCAAAAAAATCAGATACAAAGTTGCAGAAAGGGCAAAACTTTTATTTGCTAATCAAAGGCTACTTTGCAAAAATGAAGCCTATTTTTAGAGTACCAAAAGCAAATCCAAGCGTTGTGATGTCCCGTCATTTCTTGAATGATATTTTAGCAGGACAAATTGAAGGTGTTGATCTTGGCTTTGATTCGAAGTGTAGAAATTCGATTAACGATTATCAGTATTGCACCGAAGATGAAGACGGTAAAGTAAACAAAAAAGTGATTAGAGACAAGACCACGGGGCAAAGTTATCAAGAATACGGACACGCTACAGACTGTTTGCGCTACATTGTAACAGCAATGTTTTTAGAAAAATATAAAAAATTCATGAAAGGATGATTTTCGGAATTACACTCAAACATTTCGCACGGCTCCAGGCACAAGGCGAACAAGTAAAGGCTAATTGGTGGGTAACTAGGTTGCTTTTAAAAAACTCAACAAAGAAATTAAAAACCAGAAATATTGAAGATCTTTCTTTTGGTGATTTTGTTGATTGTGAAAGATTTAAAGAAGAGCAAAATTATTATGAATTTTGTTGTATATTTGTGAAGCGCAAAAGGGTTTACATTCATAACATGCTGCAAGTTCTTACTGACTTTGAAGAACAGAAAGAAAGGTTATATGAAAATTACCCTTATGTATTCAATCCGCCGCAGTACGGCGAGCCAGAAAAAGAAACGATCGGATCCGAATTAAGAAGGGAATTTGTTGAAGAGTTTGGAAATTGGGTAGTGCTTACTGATGTGATTTGTTCAAAACAAAATGTATCATTCAAGGAAGTCGAGAGTTGGAAATTAAGCGAATTTTTGTTTTGGGCCAATTATTATACAGGTCAAAAAATTGTAGAGAATGTCAAATAAACAATCAATATTACTAAACTTTATCGTTGAAACTTTCAACCAAAACCCGCTTGTAAACACAATTGTTTTCAAAGATGATGACGTTTTGGATGTAGAAAAAGAAAACGTTTATCCATTGGTTAGTATTCAGTTGCTTGCAAGTCCGCCACCTTTTGTGGACCGTAGGGAATACACATTGCGTTTTGAAGTATTAAACCAGCGTGATGATAAAAAAATTGCAACACCTTCAAAGTTGATGTCAGACACCAACTATATTGATAACGTCGGGATTTGTGATAGCATCGCAAATGATTTCGTTATGGAAATTCTAAAATCGCATAACGATTTCGATATCAGTATAGTTGAAGATGGTGTTACGGAATTTGAACCGATACGAAAAGACGAAAGGAACTGTTTAGATGGCGTGAGATTTGATTGTACGTTTTTAATGCATCAGAATGCCATATAGCGACGCAGAAATAAGGCAATTCATCCGAAGGGTAGTGCGTGAAGCAAAGGACACGGCAAAAGTTGACACGGGATTTTTGAAGCGGTCCATAAAAGGGGATCTAATCGGGCGCAATAGGTCCGTAGAATTTAGAGAGATTTTCTATGGTGCGTACAGAAACAACTCAAAGCTCATTGAAATTGCAAATCGTATCATGCCAAACGATTTACCATGGAAGGTAATTTTTATAGATGAAGAAGGAAGGCAAACGGACATTGAAGGCAAAACAAAAACAGGAAGAAAAATTTCCAGAAAGCAAATTACTAGCGAAAATATTTCGACATCAAAAATAAAAGCATTAATTTCATCAATCAAAGCGAGTGGCAAAAAGACTGACGATACAGGAAAAGGAAGTGAGGAAGAGGATAACTGATCGCCTTAACGAGTTAGGCCGAAAAATTACAGTTACTTCTTCCAGGAATTCCAAAGTAAGTAAACTGCAGAAGGAACACCTTAGGGATTCAGCAAATTACAGAGTTAAACCTTTTGACACGCTGACGGTTGCACAATCTTTTTACGGCAAGTACAACACCCCAAAAGGGCAACCAACGCCAAAAGATAGAAGTAATATTGAAAACACCCCGCTTAGAAATGCAATAGCGGAGTTTGTAGATGAAGAAACGAAAATTTTTGTTAAAGACATGGTTGATTTGTTGAAGTCGCCAATAACTAAAAGAACATGATAAACGAAGCGTACAAAGAAATAATCGAGCCTCAAAACATCCGAAACCAATTTAAAAGCGAAGAAGAGTTTATTAGTTGGTTAGAGACAGGAACTACCGAAGATTTGAAATGTGCGTTAAAAGTTTTTGAAGATGCAGAAATGTATGAAGATTGTGTAATAATTAATAACCTTGTGAAGATGCAAGGCACCCGAAGCAATGGCACTAGCAACACCGATATTAACTAACATAGATTCAAAAGCAAAAATCTTTTTTGCGCAATCGCCTATTCATTTTAATTTACAAAATGAAGCCGGCAACAATTCCATACAATCGGCAACAATTGAAGTTTATATTTGGCGAGGGTTTCAGCAAGCCGATTTACCATTATCGCCAAATATTGTTTTTAACAATATCAAAAAGATTTCACCTCAAGACACCTACATTGCAATCGAGTTGCATAATGAAATCAAAGCATTCATTACCTCCAGCAACCTCAACAAGAACAATCCACAATGGTCTTACAACACTACGACCGTACCAACAACCGCAGGCGAGGGCGTTTATTTTCATATCGTTTACAAAATAGATGATGAAAGCGACAAACAGCTAGGTACTTACTTCGCTACAACGGGCTACCGTTACAACTTCGAGCAAAAAGGCGGTCAATATACAGGTTATGATGATGTAGAAACGCTTAGAAAGTTTGCTTTTGGTATTAACTACGACCGTTGCACAATTAATCGAACTACGCAGGTAGCAACTTCGCAATCTGGAACGGGCGTTAATGGCATGATAACACAGCAATCATTGAACCCAAGTACAAGAAATAAGCAAACGGGCGTACCATGTTTGATTGCTTACGTTAATCGTTTGGGTTTATGGGATACTTTTACACCTTTTGGCAAGTTTGTTGAGTCAATTGATACCAAAAGAGAGGAATATTCGAGTTCATTTCGTGATCCATTGAATGTAAATAGTCAGATTCAACACCTTAAGCAAGTGGGCGCACCACGTGGGGTAAGGAAATTTCAAGTAAACACGGGACTGATTGACGAAAACAACAACTACCAGATACGAGAAATTTTGCAAAGCTCAAAAGTTTACTTGGTGATATTTGGCGATGATGTATTTCAGCAAGCACAAGCAGGAATAACAGTTGATAGCACTGTAGTAACGGTTGATAATACGGCTATTACAGTTGATAGCGATGTAGTAACCGAAGCAAACATTGGCTTTTATTCAAAATACACACAGATACCTGTAAAAAATTCAACTACAAATTTCTTGAAAAAAACTAGATTGAATGACAAAAGTTCAATATCTTATAACTTAGAATTTGAAGAGACCAACAATTTTATAAACTCGATTTTGTAATGATTCAATTGTACATCAAACACACAGACAACAATTACTATCTTCTTGATTTGGAAGATTCTGAATCCATTAATTACAAATTGACGTTTAAAGACTTAAACGACATTACTAAAATATTTTCGCCATTTACTCAGGCTTTTAATATCAAAGCCACTGACAAAAATAAAATCCTTTGTGGATTTGTAGGGAATGAAAAAATATTGCGTGCGAATAGTACAGGCGAATTTGATGCAATGATTTACATTTCTGGGTTTCTGTTTCAATCCGGAAAACTTTCATTTGAAGAAAGCGATTATGAATTTTTGGACCAGAAAAGTTTTAAAACAAATTTCGCTAGCAACCTTACAAGCCTAACCGATAAACTAGGCGATTCAACTATTCAAGATTTGTTTGGTGATTTTGATCCGTTAGTTAAAATAGATTGGAACAGAAGCAAATTAAAAGATAACCTTTCATCTATAAAAAATGTAACTCTAGCAAATGGTGTCGAGTTTAAATATGGAGTTCCTTTTATTTCAAATAACCGTGTTTGGACTTGGGACCCGGATGACCTAGAAATAGTTGATAATATCGCATACCAAAATAATCGATCAGAAACAAGCGTAAATTTCATTAACATTGGTGAAGTTAGACCAGCGGTCAACTACATGGCAATAATGAATCATTTGTTATTTAAAATCGGTACACCCGTTATTTGCCCTTTGTTTGAAAAGCCAGAGGTTAAAGATATATTTGTTTGGTGTAATTCTGAAAGTTTGGTAGCTCCAAGCGCGGCAGCTTTTCCCTTAATGAATTACGATCCTTTGCTTTATTTGCGCTATGATGAAAAGTCACAAATTGAAACCGCTCCATTTGATCCCAAGTGGATTATTACAGGTGGTTTGGCAAGTGGAGTATTCAAAGTAAAAAGAGCAGCTTCATTTAATACTTCGTATTGGTCAGATGGTTTTGACGTTAATTTATTTGTGAATGGATTGGTTTCATTAGAAGGACCAGAAACAAAAATAAAAGTAGTTCTTAGAAATGCTACTACAGGCGTAGAAATTGACAGCCAAGAAATAACAGGAAGCACTTACACATATCGTTTACTTGATCCCGTTGGCGGTCAGAGCATTTTAGATTCAAACGGCGAGATATTTTTAAAGTTTGAAATATTGCCCTCTACTTTAGTTAGTTGGGATAATTTGGAATTTAAAACAATTCAGCAGTATTACCATTCCAGAAAAGGAGTTGTAGGAACTAGAGTAACACGTGTGAAGCATTCAGCAACCGCTTTTAATTACACAAGCTCAGCAAGCCTAGGAGGTAACAAATTGAATTTGATCACATCGTTACCAAAAATGAAATGCGTTGATTTTTTAAAGAGCTTCTTCAATACTTTTGGAATTTCGGTAGTTAATACCGGATTGAATGACCAATCAATGTATTGGCTCACGCCTTCGGATATTGAAGAAGTGAATAAGCCATACTCGAAAAGAATAGTTGATTATACACCTTACGTTGACATAGCTGCAGTATCAAAGAAAAAAGCTAATAATTATAATCAATACGTGTTTAATCATTTTGCATCTAAATATTTTGATGCTGTTTATGTTGACGGGTCACGTTTTGGCTCTTTAAATTTTCCAGCAGTTACACCGCCAAAGCCTACGAAATTTGAAGTAAAAACAGATTATTCGTTATTAAAACAAGCAGCTACTTTTAATCATCCAAGTACTGCAAAGACTTGTTTGGGATTTTCAAAGGACACGCCCGAACTTTTGGAAAATGGCGGGAACAGGTATAAGCCCGTTTATGAGGAATTTACTTTGTTTTATTTACAACAGAAAAGTTTAGGCGTTGACACATTATCAGTTGAGTTCACGCCAACAGCCAATAACCAATTATTTTCAGTTTTAGAAGCATCATTTAAAAATTCTTTCAATGGTAAGATTTTAGGATTTGGAGCAGATGGAGTTGATACAGATAGTTTGTATTTGAATTATTACAAAGACTTTATCGAGTTGCTTTTGGCACCGAATACATACAAATCAGATTTTACTTTGACATTGCCACCGAATGAAATATTTTTGAACTTTGCGAATTTGAATCAAGGCGAAAGTAATATACCTACGGGATTCCGTCCACAAAATGAGATTATAATTGGTGAGCAAAGATACAAATTGCAAGATTCAACAATTGATCTTACAACAGGCAAAACAAAATTAACACTATTGAACTATTAGCCATGGCACAAGAAGAAGAAAGAGTAAAAATAATATTTGACACCAACGCAGCCAAGGCAGCAGGAGACGTTAACAAGTTAGGCACTTCAATTGACGGTGCTACAAATGCAACTGAAAAAAACAACGATTCAGTAGAGCAAGGAAATGCGGCTTACAAAACTTTCAAAGCGCAATTGCGTGAAGCCAACCAAGAGCTTCAAAAACAAATACAGCTAACAGGAGAAAGTTCAGAAGAAACTATTAAGGCGGCTAAGGCGGTAGCTGAATTAAAAGACCAAATGGGATTTGCTGCTGATTTAACTGATAGCTTCAATCCTGATCAGAAAATGAAGGCATTGGGTGCAGCCACACAAGTAGCAGCCACAGGAGTACAAGGTGTGACTGCTGGTATGGCATTATTTGGAGATCAATCAGAAGATACGCAGAAAGCATTATTGAAAGTTCAGGCCGCAATGGCTTTTAGTGATGCTATAAGTGGTCTTTCTGATTTAGGCGATCAATGGCAATTGTTAAAGTCTACGATTTCGGCATCTAGTATAGCTACAAAAGCAAATGCGGCAGCAACAGGCGCGGCTGCTATGGTTCAAAACTTATTTACAGGCGCCGTAAATACAAGCTCAGCAGGATTCAAGGGGTTGAAATTAGCTATTGCAGGAACAGGAATAGGTCTTTTAGTCGTAGGATTAGCAATGCTAATAACTAATTTTACAAAAATAAAAGAAGCTGTTTTTAAATTAGTTCCTGGACTAGCTAGTGTTGGTAAATTTATAGGTCAAATTATTGATTCTGTTACGGATTTTGTAGGTGTAACTTCCGAAGCAGATAGGGCAGCCGACAGACTAAAGGACAATGCCGCAAAAAGAAGTAAAGAGATTGATAGAATTCTAAAAGAAGATGGATCTAGGTATTCCGAAAGCGCAAAAAAGAAGATGGCAATTGAAAAACAATTGCAAGATGATATTGCAGAAGGATTGTATAATGAACAAAAATTAAGAAAAGAAGCCGCTTTTGCAATTGCTGAAATTGACAGGGAAAATGCAGAGAATACTAGGAAATTAGCCAGAGAAAACGCAGAAAAAGCAGAAAAAGAACGAGAAGAGAGAGAGCAGAAAGCCAAAGAATTAAGAGAGAAAAAAGCCAAAGATGAAGCGGATGCTTTGAAAAAAAAGCAAGAGGATCTTTTTAATGAAGGTCAAGAGTTTTTTAAAAATGCTCAAGAAGTTCAGAAAACAAACGATCAAGCGGATGCAGATTTGAAAAAAGAACAGCTTGATAGACTTAATGCAATTGATATAGAAAGTCTTGATTTTGAAACTCAAAAAGCAATAAAGCAAGCAGAGATTGACAAAAAGAATCTTGATAATAAAATAGCCGTAGATGCAGCACTGAAAGATTTAGGTAATCAAGGCGTTGCCGCAGCCAAAGATTTATTTGTCAAAAATAAAAACATTCAAAAAGGAATTGTTATTGCCGAAAGCGGTGTAGCTCTTGGAAAATTAGCTGTTAATACAGTAGAAGCAGTTGGAAAAGATAACGCCGCAAGTCCTTTAACTTTTGGTATGCCGTGGTCTGGCATCCATATAGGTCAAGGAGTATTAGGAGCTGCTTCAATAATTGCTTCAACAAATAAACAATTGCAAGCTCTCGGTGGTGGATCTGCTCCAAGTTCAGGCGGAAGTGGAATATCAGGAATGTCAGGGGCAAGATCAGCAACCCCGCCAACAGTAGCATTCAACAACTCCGCAGAGAATCAAATAGGGCAATCAGTCGCAAGAGTTCAGACCGAACAACCGCCGTTAAAAGTCTTCGTTGCTGAAAGTGATATATCAAAAGCGCAAAATAATGTAAAAGTTTTGGAGAATAAGAATAGTTTTTAGTATATTTGCTTAATTCAAACGTGTGAAGATGCACGTTTCAAAAATTTAGCCATTTTGAAATTATCACTAAAAGACCTAAAAAGCCTACTTGCTTAATTGCGATTAGGCTTTTTGTCGTTATTGCACAATGAAAAAATACGAATTGAAATATACGAAAGGCGATGACGGTGTATTCTGTATGTCAACAGTCGAAAATCCAGCGACAAAAACGCAGTTGGTTATGTTTGATGACGAATTGACGGCAATGGAATTTCAAGACGATGAAAAGCGCATTATTTATTCCGTGGCAATGCGGCCAAATATGCTGATTCCTAGAAAAGATATTAACGGCGAGCCTGCAATGGTGTTCTATACCGAAGAAACAGTAAGTGATCTACAACAAAATTTCTTCAAAAACAATAGTCACAACGGCGCAACTGTTAACCATGATAAAAAAGTACGCAAAGATATGTACGCCTTTGAATCTTGGATAGTTGAAGATCCAGAAAAAGACAAAGCTACTGCATTAGGTTTGCAAGTACAAAAAGGCGATTGGGTACTTGCTCAAAAGGTTGACAATGATGAGGTTTGGCAAAAAATTAAAAACAAGGAATTAACAGGCTTTTCAATTGAAGCCTATTTGGAACCCGTATTAACAAAAAATGAAATAGAAATGACACAAGAAGAAATCGACGCACGCATCAAAAAAATATTGATGGAATCGGAAGAAGAAAAAAAGAAAGCCGAAGAAGAAGCGGCCGCAGCCGAAGCTGAAAAAATGAAAATGGAGGGCGAAGGAATGCCACCAGCAATGACAGCCGAAGAAATGCAAACTAAGATTGATGAGCTTACTACTGAAAATGTAGCATTGAAAGCGCAAATTGCCGAAATGGAAGCTAAGTCAGTAGAGATGAGCGCAGAGGTTGCAGCAGCTAAACAAGTAGCGGTTGAAATGGGTGCAGAGTTAGCCAAAGGTATCAAGCCAGATGGCAATGCTCCAAAAAAGAAGTATGAGGAAATGAGCAACAAAGAGAAAG